CTCTAAACTATATTTATAACTTTTAGTTAAAAAAGTGTCGTCTCTATGGGGATCATCAGGATATATATATTGTTTATAACCTAATAAACGTATTTTTTCGATATCTTCAGGATAAACAATTACCGTTCCTGGAAGTTTATTATGCCCACAACAACATCCTAAAGTTCTTATTTCTGATTTCCAAAGTTTAACTATTTCTTCAACTAAACATCTATCAATGCCAATTCCATAAGCAAGCAATCCAGCTTTCAATCTATTGTCACGATATTCTCGCATGCAAGGATAATATCCTAAAACAATCGTATTTGCATTTGTTGAATATTTAACATCTACACATTTACACATTTTTCACCTCTCATTCTAATTGCCTGTTCATCTTTCCCATGTCCACAACAAACACTTGATGCCCCTTTTATATATCCTATACAAGCATCATATCCTTCTTTTGTAGGTTTTCTTCTACATTTTTTACATGGTCTCGAATCATTAATAATAGAATTATCGTCTAAATATTTCCAAACATTAACTTTCCTATCATAAAATATTTTATGTCCTCTAGAAAATGCAGTAATCATTCTTTCTCTATCTTTTATAAACTATATACATTATTACCATTTTGATATTTTATTTGTTTTAATGCTTCTTTTAGTTTCAACATTTTTTTAGAATCATTTAACGCTGCTTCTGAAATTTGTTCGGTTGTACCGAGTGGTACAAGATTTAAAGGTTGATATAAAATATCACCACCAGATATTTTTTCACGGGCATATAATGCTCTTAATTCGTTTATTGTAAGAATATTTAATTTTGCTAATCTTTCAATATTTAAAAGCTCTCTTTCTTTTAAAACTTGAACATCAAATATATTAAACCACAACATGAAATCATTAGGATTCATATTATATCGCGGCATTAAGAATAAATCTAATTCTTTGAATATTTTCTCTATAAGTGGAATTACAGTATTGTCATAAAGTCCTAACTTAGCTTGGAACATATTGTCAAATTTTTGATTTTCTGTACTTACTAATGGCAACGGAATTTTTAGTCGAGTATATATCGTCTTCTCTTTCTCTTTCATTAAATCCTTAAAATCCATGTCTTTTAAAGATTTCGATAATTCTTTAAAATCAAATTTTGAACCTTCTAATAAAAATATTTTTCCTGCGTTAACAGCTCCCGAATGGTCTGACTTAAGTTGAGATATTAACTTATCATATTGATCTTGATTTAATTTTTGTTCACAAGTTAATATGCCAGATGATCTTACACCTTCTTTTAATACAGATAAATTATGTATATTAGAACTCAAATATTGATTCATTTCTAAATAAATAGAATTCAATCTACTTTGGCCCCACAATGCTTGCGTACCATAATTACTATTAAAATCTCTTATATGCCAAAGCTCAAATCCGTTAGCCTCATTTACAAATCTAAATCTTCCTTTCTTTTCTATGCGAGAAAATTTGATATTAATATTATTAGAATTATACATGTAATATTCAGGAAACTGATCTTGGGAAGAAGGTTGAATGTCAATATAAGCAGGGTTAGTAGAATATAACTCTAAAGGCTCTCTATTTATTTCGCCAGTAGCAATTAAAAAAGCATTTCCAGTTATCGTATAAAACCTAACAATAGAGCCTAATAATTCGGTTTTAGTTTGGTCTGAATTTGGCATATTTAATAAATTTAATAACGGATTATCTAATATAAACTCTTTCTTTTTTTTGTCTAAGATTAAAGGTTTAATACTTTGGAATTCATCTCCTATCAAATCGATAGAAGTCGATACGCTAGATATTATAGAATAATAATTTAGTGCTAATTGTATATCAATTTCAATAGAAGATATTGAAGAAAAAGGAAGATTAATAGGAGTGTAACCATAACTTTTTTTTTCTATTTCATTTTTAGATTTCTTGAAAAAATTTAGTATTTTCAATATTTCATCCCTATTATGATAGTTATGATCTAACAATTAAAATACAACATATTGTATTGTTTGGTCAATATATATACTTAATAATGTGTTGTTTTTTTTTAGAATTATAGGGATGTAATTCGTATGTCCGAGGTAGAATTATTTAAGCATAGTAAAAGACTATCTCTAACATCATCATGTTCGGGAAAATTATTTATTAGTTGTTCGACAAGTTCTCCTTTTTTCTTTAAATTCATTACTTCATAAATAAAAACTTTCAAGTTTTCAAATTTCGACTGATTATTTTCTAAATTATTAATTTTATTTTTCACAGAATTTATCTCAATTACAGGAACATTGGTAGTCCTTTTTAATTCTGCAACAAAATCTTTAAATCCTGCAATTCCTTCTACTAACGCTGTTCTAAAATTATATTGTGAATGTAAACTATTTATTGTATTAATACGTTCTTGCATTGTTAATCTTTCATTTACTATATCTCGAATATACCAGCGATAACTATCATGACTATCTTTTACCTTGGTTTGCATTACAACTATCATACCAGTAAAATCACTTTTATCGCCTTGACCTATAGATGGATCTACCCCTAAAAAATAACCTATTATTTCTTCATTACTTGATATTTCTCTATAATATTGTATCCAGGCTTGTTTTATAATAGAACTTTCATCATCTCTAACTTCATTTTGCATTTCAGAATTAAAAATTGAACTACCCATCTTAATTTTATCTTTCATTAAATCTTCAAAGGTATTTAACTCTGGCCATAATACTTTTTTAGTTGCTAGATTTATAATAGCTTTAAATTTCTTGAATTTAATATCTTCTAATTTAGCAAGTACATGCATTATGTCTTTATTACTTATAGCTGTGCCCTGAACATGCATACAATTATTTTTTGTTTTTGCTCTAGCTGGATATAATGAACTCCAAAACCACCTATTCTTTTTATCGATTCTTTTTGGATTATATTTATCGTCATCGTCATATAAGTCATCGCATACTATATAATCTGGTCGTATATTATTTATATTCAGACCTCTAATACTTTCTCCAGCACCCCATCCTCCAAATATAATCCCACTTTTTAAAATAAATACTTTTTCAGTCCATTTTTCACCTACTAAATCCCCATAATATTCTCTCAATAATTCATTCGTTTCAAATTCTTGTCTAATAGATAAATTAATAGATATAGCTTTCGAAGTAGTAGATTGTACATTTAGATAATAATAATATTTTAACGGATAATTTAAAGCCAAAAATAGAGGTAATAAAAAACATTTAATTGTGGTTTTCGAATGATTTCTCGGCGCCAAAGTAGAAGTAAATGGTTCATCTATAATTTCTATAAAATAATTATGTAGAGGCAAACAAAAAGGTAGGTTAAATTTGTGAGGAAATAAAAGTCTGCCCCAATTTAAAATATCATTATTCTCGATATATCTTTTAAGCAATTCTTTGTTTATTTCATTTTTGGCTAATACTGGAGTCATTTACTTTTATTTTTTGGTTTTACTTCTCCCGTTCCATCTTGAGGAAGTGTGACCCCATTATCTTTCACAAAAATTATTGAATCCCTATAATTAGCACCACAGTTTTTACTTCTTAATTCAGGATAAAATTCATATGTTTTCTCCCATATTGCAATAGAAAATATCAAATTTTTGAGTTTTAATTTAGTAGCCTTTTTTAATTTAAAAGGAATGCGTATAAGTTTATTTACTATACTCTCAGTCGCCTTCCACTTAAGCCACATATCTCTTATATCTACTGGCATTTCATATTCTTTCACTCATTATTCTCCTTCTTTTTATATTCGATATAAATTTCATGTAGATAAATTGCTCCTATAATTGATAACGCAATCCATGCTATTATAAATAACATGAGAGTCATTACTTTTTCTATTAAGGTAGGATTCATCAAATAAAACCATATATCGAATAATATATAAGCAATGCCACTGCATAACCAGAGTAATAAATATATTAATATTTTTTTCATTTTAACAATTCCTTTAATCTCTGAAATTCACTGTATAGTTCAATAAATTTAACCGTCACCAAATTATTCTTTTCAGTTTTTTTAAAAGCACACCAACATTGAGACGGGTTTTTATGTCCTAAATATTTAAAAAACTTGATTCCGCTTCCGAAATGTTTCTCTATTTGTTTTATTAACTCTTGTTTAGTCATAATTAAATAATCTCTTTATCTTTTAAATATTTTACTATTTCTTTTGCAAATCCATAACGTATTTGGTCATTTATTTATCCGAAATTTTTTCTAGCATCTTGTTTATTGTCATATAGTGAACAAGCCCAATAACTAAGATTTTCTTTGTTATATTGTTTATCATTTTTAAAAAATAAATCACAAGCATTTTGGAAACTACTAGCTTCAATTTCTCCATTTTTTTTTGCTGTCGCTGGTATCCCTTCCATTCCTGTACATAAATAACCTTCTGTCCAAATTTCAAATTTTATTATTTTCATTTTTTCTTCTCCAATAATTTTATTCCGTAATTCAAAATTTTTAATTGGAATTGTTTTTCAGTTATAAGGGGATTCTTGTAATCATAAGAAGCAGCACTAACTGCCCAACCATAAGCTCCAATAGCACAAATTTGAGTAAGACTATAACCACTTCCAGCAAAATAAACCGCCCCTTCTGCAGCAAAAACTACAGCTATAAGAGCAGTAGCACTAGCAATAGCATGACGATCTAACTCATCAGCTTTAGAGCTAATAAAGTCAGAAAGATTTTCAACCTCTTTAGCATAAACAGAAGCATAAACAGCAGCATTAGAAATATCCAATTCAGTAAGTCCAATTATACATTCTTTAGCAAGTTCAATTACTTTTCGAGGTCTAACATCCTCAGGATATTGCTTTTCAAAAATAGGTAAAACTAATTCTGCAGCAAAAATTGAAAAACTAACACATTGTTTACTTTTTAGCATTTGTAAAATTAATTGAATTGCCCACGTTAATTCCTTTTCTTTCTTCAACTTCTTAATTATTTTTATTCCACCTGTCTCTTTCTCTTTTTGATTTTCAAACCACTCAATTATTTCTTTCCACACATGGTTTTCTTTTAACCACTTCTTGGTTATTTTCATTTATTTTTCCTTTTAAATATAGTAAAAATAGTTTGTTTACAAAAATTTTTCAATGTATACAAAGTACCTTTTTTGTTTATAAACTTGTTTACCAATCTATACTCTATATTAAACTTCGTCATGATTATTTTCTCCAATCAAATATATTTATACAACAATACATAAAAAATATTATAGAAAAATACCGGGATTAAGTAAAGTTTATTTTATTTAACAGTCTTTTTAAAGAGGTATTTGATTAATAACAGGAGGCTTTTTTGTTTTAGATTTTGCTTTGCTTTTTGTTTTAGGTTTTATCTTCTTTTTTGTTTGTTTTTTAGGTACTTTAGGTTTTGCCTTACGCTTTGCCTTGTGCTTTGCTTTAGGTTTTGAAATATTTTTGCTTAGATTTATTAGTTCATCTGCACTCATCTTTGCCATTGTCTCTAAACTTTCAGTTGAAAACTCACTTAATGATATGTCGGTATTATAATTTATATTTTCGTTGGTTTGTTCGATTTTGTCTTTATAACCATGATGATTAATCAAACAAAATTTAGTCATAGACGCTTCTAAAAACCCTAAACATCCATGTTTTGCTAATTTTAACTCTTGAATTTTCTTTGCCCGCGCATATAATACCGCAAACGAATCTATCTTACAGAGCATTGTTAATGTCGCATCATCTAATCTTTTTTCGACTAGAAATTCACCTAGAAATAAATTAGCATCTCGTAT